ACGCTTACACGGACGAGAAATCAACCGATGTCTGCATATAAACGGAGAATTAAAGAAAAGAATTGAAGAACTTGAACACGAACTTAAATACAAAAACGTAGAATTATGACTAAACTGCAAAAGTTGATTAAAGAAACAGGCGTAAAACCGCTAACAAAAGACGAACACCGAGCATTAAGATTAAACGCATATAAACCTGTAAAATAACTATGAAAGCAAGTGAATTGAGAATAGGGAATTTGATAAATGGTATTTATTATGATTACAATATAGACGATGACCATCGTGAAAATGAAACTATATGCGAAGTAGTTACATTGGATTCCGTTGGTTCTTGCGAATATCCAATTTGGGTTGAATCAGAATCAAATATTGAAACATTCAGTGACTTTGAACCTATCCCACTAACCGAAGAATGGTTGTTGAAGTTTGGTTTTAAATGGAAAAATCACGGCTTACATAAAGACAATTGGGTAATTAGACAATTCGGTGGTGATTGGACTATATTTTTATCAAACGAGAAATATAATTTTGATATTAAATTATGCTACGTCCACCAACTACAAAACCTATACTTTGCGCTTACTGGCGAAGAACTTAAACAACAACAACAATGACACCAAAAGAGAAAGCAGAAAAACTATTTAACCAAATGTATATGGTTGAAGACCCTATGGGAAATTACCCAATGTGTTTTGATACAGCTAAACAATGCGCACTTGTTTTAGTCGAAGAAATACTAAGAGTAAAAAATAATTTCTTACAAACTGAATACCAAGAATATTTTTGGGAAGAAGTTTACAGAGAAGTTAAAAACTACAAAAAAACGAAATTACCGCAGTTTGAGGAAGTAGATGAAAACACGGAAAAAGAACAATTCTATCAAACAACATTTACTATGAAAGAAAGTAATCTATCTTTAGAAGAATTGCGTAAAACATACGACAAACTTGTTAACTCTGGAGAAAGCATAATTATTTACGTAGATAAAGACGGAAACCTAAAACAATTTAAAAACGAAACAAATGAAAAATGAAAAAAAGATGGTTGCATTAGCAGCAGTATTACCAGTATTAGCAGATTTCATTGAGGACTTAAATGACCAGTATGTATTCAAACAAGACCTAAAGCGTAAAGCTAACATACTAGCAGACGAGATTAGGAAAGTAGATAACAGAGTTTTACAGGTATACGGAGAGAATAGAGAAGAAATATACCAACAACAAGTTGAATTACAAATTCTATTCAGAACGTGGATTGACGAAACAATAAATTTAGACTAATGAAAGTAGGTTCAGACTTTTCAGGAGTAGGTGCATTTGACCAAGCTCTAAAGCGTTTAGGCGTAAATTATGAAACAGTGTTCGCTTGTGATATGGATAAATATGCAAGAGATACATTCATTCACAACTACGGAGAACCTAAATACTATCCAACCAATGTATACGACCGAGAGATTCCAACTGAGTCACTTGACATCTATATGACTTCTCCTCCTTGTCAAGCGTTCTCACTTGCGGGGAAGCGTCTAGGGAAAGACGATAAACGAGGAGTATTGTTCTTCAACTCACACGAATTCATTCAGGTAAACAAACCACGCTTTTTTATATTTGAGAACGTGAAAGGATTACTTTCAGATGATGGAGGAAAAACATTCCAAGAGTGGGTCAATATGTTGGGAGGCAAATCTGTAAATGGATTGCCAGTGTTGTTTGCTCACGATGATGCAGTTCCATATCACTTGTATTGGAAAGTTCTAAACGCTAAAAATCACGGAGTTCCTCAAAATAGAGAGAGAGTTTTCTTGATTGGTATTCGTGACGACAAAGACAATAGCTTTCAGTTTCCGAAAGAAGAACATTTGAGTAAACGATTGAAAGATGTTCTTGATGATAATGTGGATGATAAGTATTATATAGAAAATATATCTAACATTAGAAGACTATCTGAGACATTAGAAAAACACGAATTACCAAATGAAATTAGAATGATAGATAGTTACAATAAAAGTATACACGAAGATTCTATTTGTATAAGTACAAGAATAAACGCCAGTTCTTGCACTCATTTGTGGGATACTAAAAAAATTAGAAGATTAACACCGAGAGAATGCTTTCGACTAATGGACTTCCCTGATACATTCACTTGGAAGGTATCAGATTCACAATCCTACAAACAAGCGGGTAATTCAATCGTAGTAAACGTACTTTATAAAATCTTAAAACAACTGCCATTATGAGATGTAAACACTGCAAGGATAAGTTTGAACCTATCAGATTTTTACATAAATACTGCCTAAAAGACGAATGCATACGTGCTTTTGTAGCAGAAACAAAAGAAAAGATGTGGAAACAAACGAAAACACGAATGAAAGAAAATTTAAAAACAACTCAGGATTGGTTAAAGGAAGCTCAAACCATCTTTAACAAATATATAAATTTACGAGATAAAGGACTTCCTTGCGTTTCTTGTGGTAAACCAATCAAAGGTAGAGTAAATGCTTCTCACTTTTGGAACGCAAACAATCACCATAACGTAAGATTCGATGAAGATAATGTACATTCAAGTTGCATTACCTGTAATCAATTCTTATCAGGTAACTTGTTGGAATATCGAATAAGGCTATGTTCTAAAATCGGACAAAAAAGATTTGATGAACTGGAAGCAAAAAGACACGTTACAAAAAAATGGACTGCTGAAGAACTGCAACAGTTAATAAAAGAATACAAAACAAAAGTTAGACAATTAACATAAAAGAAAATGGAAATTTGGAAAGATGTAATAGGATACGAAGGTATTTACCAAGTATCTAATTTAGGACGGATTAAACGCGTTGCAAACAATCACCTATGCAATATAAAATATCAAGGTGAATATTATTTAAAACCACTTGATAATGGAAAAGGATATTTAAGAATGAAGCTATCTAACAATGGACATTCAAAACGTGTTATGCTACATAGGATAATAGCTGAAGCATTTATAAACAATCCAAAAAACAAAAAAGTAATTAATCACATTAATTGTGATAAAAAAGATAATCGTATTGAAAATTTAGAGTGGTGTAGTCAAAGTGAAAACGTTTTACATTCTGTTAAATTAGGCAGATGGACACAAGGACGAAAAAAAATATAAAACAAAAGTGCGTCAATTACAATAATATTTATATCTTTGTCTAAACTTAAAAACCAAGTTATGAAAAATCTATTAAAAATTCAGGCAGAATTAAAATGTCCAAAAGGTAGCTTCAACTCATTCGGTAAGTACAAATATCGAAGTGCGGAGCAGATTCTTGAATCATTAAAACCATTGCTAAAAAAACACGAATCACTATTAGTATTAACTGATGAGATTATTCAGGTAGGCAACAAGCTATTTTTAAAGGCGACTGCTTCACTTTCTGATGCTGATAGTGTAATTCATTCAAACGGATTCGCAGAACTCGGAGAACATAAAGGAATGTCCTCTGAACAATGCACAGGAACTGCATCAAGTTATGCTCGTAAGTATGCATTAAACGGATTGTTCTTAATTGACGAAACGGAATCAGACCCCGATTCAAAAGATAACACACCTTCACAACCAAAGAAACAAACTTTAGATGCTAAAAGATTTCAAGATGCAGTCAAAGCATTAAACGATGGCAAGATTACACGCCAATCTTTGGAAGATAAGTTTGCATTAACAGAAGGTCAAATTGATATACTAAACGCACTATGAAAGTTCGCTGCTCTGCTATAGGAAAAATTATGTCAGCACCTCGCAATAAGAGTGAGGTACTTTCACAGACTGCTAAGAGTTACATACACGAGTTAGTTCTGCAGGATAAATACGGAATCAGAAAAGAGTTTAGCTCACGTTACACGGACAAAGGAAACGAAGTAGAAAACGAATCAATCAACTTAGTTAACGAGGTTCTTGACGTTGGATTTATCTACAAGAACGAGGAGTATTTTGAGAATGATTGGATTACAGGTACACCCGACGTAAACACGGATGAAGTTCTGTTAGATGTTAAATCAAGTTGGGATGGAACTACATTCCCATTCTTTGAAACTGAGATACCAACTAAGGACTATTTTTATCAACTGCAAGGCTATATGTGGCTAACAGGTAAACAACAATCAATGTTGTGTTACTGCCTTGTTGATACTCCAGAACTAATGGTTGAAGATGAGATTCGCAGAACGCATTGGAAGTTAAACTTAATTGAGGAAAGCTTAGACCTAAGAGATGAAATACAAAAGAAGCATATCTTTTCACACATTCCAAAGAATCGCAGAGTTAAAGTATTTTATGTACAAAAAGACGAAGCAGTCATTGAAAGAATAAAAGAGCAAGTTGAACTTTGCCGAGAGTATTACAACACCTTAATAAATTTCTTATGAACCAACAAATAGAAGATAAAATAGTATTACGTGTTTTAAGCCGATTCAGCGAACGTTCGCAAGTAGGAATAAACAAGTACAACACAACGTGGCATATAGCAGAAAAATACTACAACGAAACCTTTAAATCAGAATAAGATGACAGCAGTAGAACAATTTATAGAACAACTTGAAAAACA